CGCAAGACTTCGGACGCCTGCGGCATCGTCGTGGTGGCTGTCGTCACCCATGGGCCGGTCGGCGACTGGCACGCGGTGGTAATCGATGATTGCAGCGTGTCCGCGGCCAGCCCGATGGCCTGGGCGCGGGCGGCGGTGGCGGCCTATCGCCGCCACGGAGCCGACCGGATGGTGGCCGAGGTCAACCAGGGCGGCGACATGGTCGGAACGATCATGCGGACGATCGACCCGCTGGTGAACTTTCGGCCGGTGCATGCCTCGCGGGGCAAGACGGCACGGGCCGAACCGGTGGCCGCGCTCTACGAGCAGGGGCGCGTGGCGCATCTGGGCGTGCTGTCCGAACTCGAGGACGAGATGTGCCTGATGACGCGCGCCGGCTACGAGGGGCGCGGCAGCCCGGACCGGGTGGACGCGCTCGTCTGGGCGCTGACCGACGGGCTGCTCCTGCCGGCGATGCGACGGCTGAGCCCGGGTATCCGGGCCCTCTGAAAGACGACGAGGACGCGGCGCAACGGCGCCGTGCCCCGGGCGAGAGGATCGCACCGGGTTCTTGAGACATGACTTCAGGAGAGAGGCGCATGGTATTGGAATTCTTGCGAAAGCCGCAGAGAGCGACGCCGGAGCGCAAGGCCTCGGCCGCGGCGCGTGTGGCCGTCTGGGGCCAATCGGGCCGCGTCGCCTGGAGTCCGCGGGACACCGCCTCGCTCACGCGGAACGGCTTTCTCGGCAACCCGGTCGGTTACCGCGCGGTGCGCATGATTGCCGAGGCCGCCGCCGCATTGCCGGTGATCTGCCAGGACGTGACGCGGCGCTACGACACCCACCCGGCGCTGAGCCTCATCACGCGGCCGAATGCCGGCCAGGGGCGGGCGGACCTGATGGAGGCGGCCTATGTCCAGCTTCTGTTGTCGGGAAACGCGTATTTCGAAGCGGTCAGCCCGGAGCCAGGCTGGCCGACGGAATTGCACGTGCTGCGGTCCGACAGGATGAGCGTGGTGCCCGGCGCCAATGGCTGGCCCGTGGGCTACGACTATACGGTCAGCTCGCGCAAGCACCGGTTCCTGCCGGAGTTGATCTGCCATATCCGCTCGGTCCATCCACAGGACGACCATTACGGTCTCGCGCCGCTGCAGGCCGCCGCTACCGCGATCGACGTGCACAACGCCGCCGCGCGCTGGTCGAAGGCCCTTCTGGACAATGCCGCGCGGCCGTCGGGCGCGATCGTCTATCGCGGCATGGACGGCGATGGCGCCATGAGCGCGGACCAGTTCGAGCGCCTGCAATCGGAACTCGAGACGCACCACCAGGGCGCGCGCAACGCGGGCCGGCCGATGCTGCTCGAGGGCGGGCTCGACTGGAAACCGATGGGCTTCTCGCCCTCCGACATGGAGTTCCAGAAGACCAAGGAGGCCGCGGCGCGCGACATCGCGCTGGCTTTCGGGGTGCCGCCGATGCTGCTGGGCATTCCCGGCGACGCGACCTACGCCAACTACGCCGAGGCGAACCGGGCCTTCTACCGGCTGACGGTCCTGCCGCTGGCGCAGAAGGCGCTGGCGGCGATGTCGCACTGGCTTTCGGGGCTCGGCGCCGATCCGGTGGAACTGAAGCCCGACCTCGACCAGGTTCCGGCGCTTGCCGCGGAACGCGACGCGCAATGGCAGCGGATCGCGCAGGCCGATTTCCTCACCGAGGCCGAGAAACGCAGCCTCCTCGGCCTGCCGGCGCATCTGGAGGGATCATGACGTCGCGATCGACAATCGGAGGCTCTCGCTACCTGTACGCGCCGTTCGACGCGGCGACGGCTCGGATCGAGGCCAACGAGCGGGTGCTGGAAGAGAAATGGCAGGCGATGAACTACCGCCTTGTCGCGATGGAGGCAGCGCTGGAGCGGCTGGAGCGGCGGTTGTGGCTGGCGGTCTACGGTGTTCTGGCCGTCATTCTGGCAGAGGCATTCACCCAGCTTCTGGACATTAGCTCTGCCTTTTAGGGGAATGAAAAAAATGCAAAACCTCACGACCACGCTTGAGACCAAGTTCTGTCGGTTCGACACCGAGGCCAAGCTATCGGACGGCTGCCGGATCGAGGGCTACGCCTCGCTTTTCGGCACGACCGACCAGGGCGGCGACATCGTCGAGCCCGGTGCCTATTCCCGGAGCCTTGGGACCGACCGCCGCGTCAAGATGCTGTGGCAGCATGATCCGCGTGAGCCAATCGGCATCTGGGACGCGGTGCAGGAGGACACGAAGGGCCTCTACGTGAAAGGCCGGCTGCTGGACAGCGTGATGCGCGCCCGTGAGGCTGCGGCGCTGATCGAGGCAGGCGCAATCGACGGGCTGAGCATCGGCTATCGCACGGTGCGGGCTCAGAAAAACGACAAGGGCCAGCGGCTCCTGTCGGAGGTGGAACTCTGGGAAGTGTCGCTCGTGACCTTCCCGATGCTGCCTCAAGCGCGGCTGTCCGGGGCGGGGGCCGATGCGGCCAAGGCCGAGGATCTGCGCGACCTGGCGACGGTGTTCGAGAACGCCCGCCGCAAACTGGCGGCGCGTATCGCCCGCTGATCAACCAGAACCTCAGAGGTGATGCGATGACCGAAACCGACGAGACGGGCCGGGCGGCCCGTTCCATGACCGACGTGACAGCCGCGATCGACGGCTTTCTCAGTCAATTCAACGAACTCCAGGACGACATGAACCTTAAGCTTCGCAAACAGGAAGAGCGGATTGCCATGCTGACGACCAAGACCATGACCCATGCCCGCCCGGCGCTGAGTGCCCAGGTCGAGACCGGCGCCCCCCATCGCAAGGCGATGGAGAGCTACCTGCGCTGCGGCGACGACGACGCGCTGCGCGGCATCGAACTGGAAGGCAAGGCGATGAATACCGCCATCAATGCCGAAGGGGGCTACCTCGTCGATCCGCAGACGGCCGAGACGATCCAGTCGGTGCTACGGTCGGCCTCGAGCCTGCGCGCGGTCGCCAACGTGGTCACGGTCGACGCGACTTCCTTCGATGTGCTGGTGGACAGCACCGAAGTCGGTGCGGGCTGGGCCGACGAGGTCACCGACACGTCGGAAACCGATACGCCGACCATCGAGCGTATCTCGATCCCGCTGCATGAGCTGTCGGCGATGCCCAAGGCGTCGCAACGGCTTCTGGACGATGCGGCCTTCGACATCGAGGGCTGGCTTGCCGGCCGGATCGCCGACAAGTTCGCCCGGGCCGAGGCCGATGCCTTCATCAACGGCAATGTCGCGGGCCGGCCGTCGGGTCTTCTGAGCCATTCCAAGGTCGACAACGACGCCTGGAGCTGGGGCAATCTCGGTTACGTCGCCACCGGTACGGCGGGCGATTTCGACTCCACCAATGCCGCCGATGCCATCGTCGATCTCGTCTATGCGCTGGGCGCCCGCTACCGTGCGAACGCCACCTTCGTGATGAACTCCAAGACCGCAGGCGCGGTCCGCAAGATGAAGGATGCCGATGGCCGGTTCCTCTGGCTCGACGGCCTGTCGCAGGGCGAGCCGGCCCGGCTGATGGGCTATCCGGTGCTGATCGCCGAGGACATGCCCGATATCGGGGTGGATTCCATGGCCGTCGCCTTTGGCGATTTCGGCGCGGGCTACACGATCGCGGAGCGTCCCGACCTGCGGGTCCTGCGCGATCCCTTCTCAGCCAAGCCGCACGTCCTGTTCTACGCCACCAAGCGCGTGGGCGGAGATGTTACCGACTTCGCGGCGATCAAGTTGCTGAAATTCGGCGTCAGCTGAGGCGCCGCGCCCAACCCGTCCCGGCTTGAGCCGGGGCGGGCGGCGGCGGCGGATCGCAATCCAGCTGCGCGGTTTCCCGCCCGAGCAGGCGGTCCGTCGTCGTCTCCCTTCTTCCCCACATGACCCGTTTTCCCGACCCGCCCGGTGCCGCCAACGGCCCGGGGCGACCGCGGCCGCACGACCGGAGATCCGCCCATGCTGCAAGAACTGACGACTGTGCCCTCCGCGGCCTGGCCCGTGGCCGAGCTGGCCGACCATCTGCGGCTGTCGCGCGGGTTCGCGGATGACGGCTCGCTCGATACGGAGCTCGAAGGCTGCCTGCGCGCCGCCGCCTCGGCGATCGAGGCGCGAACCGCCAAGGCGCTGTTCCGGCGCCGCTTTTCCGTGACGATCACGGCGTGGACGACCGAGGATTGCCAGCTTCTGCCGCTGGCTCCGGTCTTCGCGGTGGAAAGCGTGACCATCGTCTCGCGCACGGGCGAGCCGCGGCTTCTGGCGAACGGCGCCTATGCGCTTGTCGCCGACGCCCACCGCCCCGCGATCATCGGCGCGACAGGGTACCTGCCAATGATTGGCACCGCAGGACATGCCGTGATCGAGCTTGTCGCGGGCTACGCCGATACCTGGGCAGGTCTGCCCGCCGATCTGCGCCAGGCCGTGATCGTCATGGCCGCCGCCGTCTTCGGGCAGAACGTCGATCCCGACAGGGGTCTGCCTCGCACCGTGCTCGCGCTTATCGAGCCTTACCGACCGCTGCGCCTGAGCGGGGTGCGGGCATGACCGCGCCGGCGCTCAATCGCCAACTGACGCTGGAGGCGCCGCAGCGGGTGCCCGACGGGGCGGGCGGGTTCATCGAGACCTGGCAAGCGCTCGGCCGTGTCTGGGCCGAGGTGTTGCCGCGCGGCGCGGGCCGCGAGGTGGACGCGGCGGCCTCCCGGCTGAACCTGAAGATACTGGTGCGCGCCACACCCCATGGTGCGCCCTCGCGCCCCACGGCCGCCATGCGGTTCCGCGAGGGCGCGCGGCTCTACCGGATCGAGGCGGTGACCGAGGCGGACGCCACGGGGCGTTACCTGATCTGTTTCGCCAGCGAGGAGACGGGCGCATGAGCTACGCATCCGCTGCCGCATTGCAGGCCGCCGTCTACGCCGCGTTGCAGGACGACCCCACCGTGGCAGCGCTTTCGGGGGGCGCGATCTACGATGCCATTCCGCCGGGCGCGGTGCCCGGGCTTTACGTCAGCCTCGGGCCGGAAATCGCCCGCGATCAGGCCGACAAGGGCGGCGACGGTGCCGTGCACGACTTCGCGGTTCGGGTGATCTCGGACGGAGCGGGTTTCGGCGCGGCGAAGGCGCTGGCGGTGGCCATCTCGGACGCGCTGGATGCCGCGCCGCTCGATCTGTCGCGCGGCCATCTGATCAGCCTGCGGTTCCGTCGCGCCAGCGCGCGGCGGGCGGGCGCGGCGCGCGAGATCGACCTGTGGTTTCGGGCGCGCATCGACCTCGGTGCCGTCTGAAGACTGTCCTTCACATATTCCCAGAACTGGAGAACCAAGATGCCTGCCCAAAGCGGAAAGGACCTTCTTATCAAGGTCGATATGGACGGCGCCGGTCTGTTTCAGACGGTGGCTGGCCTGCGCGCCACGCGCCTGTCATTCAACGCCGAGCCGGTCGACGTGACGACCCTGGAATCCACCGGCGGCTGGCGCGAGCTTCTGGCCGGTGCCGGGGTCAAGTCGGCGGCGATCTCGGGCTCGGGCATCTTTCGCGACGAGGCGACGGACGCGCGTGCCAGGTCGATCTTCTGGGCCGGCGATACGCCGAATTTCCAGGTGGTCATTCCCGATTTCGGCATCGTCGAGGGCGCGTTCCAGATCACGTCGATCGAATATTCGGGCTCGCATGACGGCGAGGCGACCTACGAGCTGTCGATGGCCTCGGCCGGCGCGCTCAGCTTCACGGCGGTCTGAGCCATGGCCAATCCCTGGGCAGGAGAGGTGGCGCTGGTCGTCGACGGGGAGCGGCGGGTCGCGAAGCTGACGCTGGGCGCCCTGGCCGAGCTGGAGGACCAGATGGGCGCGGGCAGCCTCGCCGATCTGGTCGCGCGCTTCGAGAGCGACGCTCTGAAGGCCAGGGACGTGTTGGCGCTCGTGGCCGCGGGGTTGCGGGGCGGCGGCTGGACGGGTTCCGTGCGCGACCTGATGACCGCCGAGATCGAGGGCGGCGTACTGGAGGCCGCGCGGGTCGCCGCGTTGCTGCTGGCACGCGCGTTCCGGGTGCCGGGATGATCGGCAACACGGGCGGCGGGCGACCTGGCTTCGACTGGGCCGCCTTGATGCGCGTCGGGCTCGGCGAGCTGGGCCTCGCGCCGGAGGTGTTCTGGCGGCTGAGCCCGGCGGAGTTTCTGATGCTTCTGGGCGGTGCGGGCCCCGCGCCGATGGGCCGAAGCGCCTTCGAGGCGCTCGCCGCGCGCTTCCCCGACGGCAATGACAGGACGAAGGGAGATGCCCCATGAGGGACGACGATCAGGAAGCCGACCGCCTTGGCGGCGAGCTTGGCGATCTCGAGACGGCGCTGTCCAACGCCTCGCAGATGACCGCGACGTTCCAGGCGGAACTGCAATCGCTGCAGGGCACGATGCTTTACACCGGGCGCGAGGTCAGTTCCATGAGCCGCTCGCTCGGCAGCGGGCTGAGGCGGGCTTTCGACGGGGTCGTCTTCGACGGCATGCGCCTGTCGGATGCCCTCAAGAACGTGGCGCGCAGCATGGTGGACACCGCCTACAACACCGCGATGCGCCCCGTTCAGAACGCCATCGGAAGCTCGATCATGGGCGGCGTGAACTCGATGCTGTCGGGGCTACTGCCGTTCCAGCAGGGCGGCGTCATCAGCCAGGGCCGCGTCACGCCCTTCGCGCGCGGCGGCGTGGTGCGCGGTGCCACGACCTTCCCGATGCGGGGCGGCACCGGGCTCATGGGCGAGGCGGGGCCGGAGGCGATCCTGCCCTTGCAGCGCGGGGCGGACGGCCGCCTTGGCGTCTCGGGCGCGGGCGGCGCGTCCACGGTCAACGTGACGATGAACATCTCGACGCCCGATGTGCAGGGCTTCCGCCGCAGCCAGAGCCAGATCGCCGCCGAAATGGGACGCGCGCTGGCCCGTGGACAGCGCAACCGCTAGATCAGGGAGAACAGGAGCCATGAGCTTTCACGAGGTCCGGTTCCCGGCCAATCTGAGCCTCGGCTCGGTGGGCGGGCCCGAACGGCGCACCGAGGTGGTGACGCTATCGAACGGCTACGAGGAGCGGAACACGCCCTGGGCCCATTCGCGCCACCGCTATGATGCCGGCGCGGGCATGCGCTCGCTCGACGACGTGGCGGAACTGGTGGCCTTCTTCGAGGCCAGGAGCGGCATGCTGCACGGCTTCCGCTGGAAGGACTGGGCCGATTGGAAAAGCTGCGCGCCCTCGGGCACGCCCGCCTTCGACGACCAACGGATCGGTACGGGCGACGGCGCCACGGTGATCTTCCAGCTCAGCAAGCGCTATGCCTCGGGCGCGGACGCCTACGATCGCCCCATCGTGAAGCCCGTGTCGGGCACCGTTCTGGCCGGGGCCGGCGGCGGCGAGCGGGTCGCGGGCGCGGAGTTCGACGTCGACCTGGCAACGGGACGTGTCACCTTCGCCACGCCGCCCGCGCCGGGCGAAGCCGTGACCGCGGGCTTCGAATTCGACGTTCCGGTGCGCTTCGACACCGACACGATCCAGGTCTCGGTCGCCGCCTTTCATGCCGGCGAGGTCCCGTCGGTGCCGATCGTGGAGCTTCGGCTATGAGCGCCGCGGCTCTCGACGCGCATCTGGCCACGGGCGCGACCGAGGTCGCGCGCTGCTGGAAGCTGACGCGCAACGATGGCGTCGTGCTGGGCTTCACCGATCACGACCGGGATCTCGTCTTCGACGGTGTCACGTTCTGCGCGGGCACCGGGCTGAGTGCTGCGGCGCTCAGCCAGACCACGGGTCTTGCGGTCGACAATACCGAGGCCGCGGGCGCCCTGACCGCCGCGGCCATCTGCGAGAGCGACATCGTCGCCGGCCGTCTTGACGGCGCGGAGGTCGAGGCCTGGCTGGTGCAGTGGTCGGCGCCCGAGAACCGTGTCCTGCAGTTCCGCGGCAGCATCGGTGAGGTGACGCGCGCGGGCGGGGCCTTCACCGCCGAGTTGCGCGGGCTGTCGGAGGTGCTGAACGTGCCGCGAGGCCGGGTCTATCAGAAGCGCTGCACGGCGCAGCTTGGCGACGCGGTCTGCGGGGTGGATCTTTCCGCGCCGGCTTTCTCGGTGGAGGCGCCGATCCTCTACATGGAAGACCAGCGCGTCTTCGAACTCGACACCGCCGGAAGCTACGAGGCCCGCTGGTTCGAGCGGGGCGTTCTGACCGTGCTCGACGGCGCGGCCGCAGGACTGTCGGGTGCGATCAAGCGCGACCGGCCGCAGCAGACGGGTCTGCGGCGCGTCGAGCTTTGGGACCGCCTGCGTGGTGCGGTCGGCCCGGGCGACCGGGTTCGCCTTGTGGCGGGCTGCGACAAGCGCATGGACACCTGCCGGACCAAGTTCGCCAACATCGTGAATTATTCCGGGTTTCCCGACATTCCCGGCGAGGACTGGCTGATGACGCACCCCACCCGCATGTCGATCCGCGACGGGAGCAGCCGTCGATGAGCCGTCCCGCCCGCCCCGAAATCGTCGCCGCGGCGCGGACCTGGCTCGGCACGCCCTACCGGCATCAGGCGCGCTGTCGCGGTGCCGGTTGCGACTGTCTGGGGCTGATCCTTGGCGTGTGGGAGGACTGCATCGGCCCCTTGCCCGACCTGCCGCCCGCCTATACCGCCGACTGGTCCGAGGCCTCGGGGCAGGAGCGGCTCTGGGAGGCGGCGCGTCGGCACCTCGTGCCCGTTCCCCTGGCCGATGCCGCGCCGGGCGATGTCCTGCTGTTCCGGATGCGCGGCGGCGCGGTCGCCAAGCATCTCGGCGTGCAGGCCGGGATCGGGCCGGACGCCAGCTTCATCCATGCCTATTCCAGGCGCGGCGTCGTCGAAAGCCGCCTGACGTCCCCCTGGGCGCGGCGCGTGGTGGCGCGTTTCGCTTTTCCTGAAGGATACTGACCCATGGCAACACTGCTTCTGTCCGCGGCCGGCGCCGCGCTGGGCTCGGCTTCCGGGATTTCCGCCTTCGGCCTTTCGGGCATGGTGCTCGGCCGTGCGGTCGGCGCCACGCTCGGCCGCGTGATCGACCAGCGCATTCTGGGCGCAGCCGCGGGCTCGGGCTCGGAGCCGGTGGAATACGGCCGGCTCGAACGGTTCCGCTTCACGGGCGCGGGCGATGGCGCCCCCGTGGCCGAGCTTTATGGCCGCATGCGGCTGGGCGGCCAGGTGATCTGGTCCACCAATTTCGTGGAAAACGTTTCGGTCTCGGGCGGCGAAAGCGGCGGCGGCAAGGGCGCGCCACCTCGCCCGGCCTCGCCCGAGGTGCGCGAATACTCCTACACCGTCAGCCTGGCCGTCGCGCTTTGTGAAGGCGAGATTTCCCGTGTCGGCCGGATCTGGGCCGATGGGACCGAGATCGACCGCCAGACGGTGAACATGCGGCTTTACAAGGGCCGACGCGATCAATTGCCCGATCCGCTGATCGAGGCGGTCGAGGGCGCGGGCCAGGTGCCCGCCTATCGCGGCACGGCCTATGTCGTGTTCGAGGATCTCGACCTGACACCGTTCGGCAACCGCGTGCCGCAATTCTCGTTCGAGGTGGTGCGTCCCGCACGCCCGCCGGCAGGCAGCGGCCTGTTGCCGGCGCCCACGCAGATGCTGCGCTCGGTCGCGCTGATCCCCGGCACCGGGGAATATGCGCTTGCGACCGAGCCCGTGCATTACGCAGGGGCGCTCGGCTCGGCTGGCTCGGCCAATGTGAGCGCCGAGGGCGGGCTGACCGATTTCGCGCAATCGTTGGAAACCCTGCGCGACACGCTGCCGGGCCTTGCCTCCGTCTCCATCATCTATTGCTGGTTCGGCGATGACCTGCGCGCGGGCCAATGCAAGTGCGAGCCCAAGGTCGAGGATGCCTCTCGCGATGGCGTGGGCCAGCCCTGGCGCATCGCGCAGATGCCGCGCAGCGCGGCCCGCGAGATCGCGAAGAACGCCGAGGGTCGGCCCGTCTATGGCGGCACGCCGGGCGATATCAGCGTGATCCAGGCGATCCAGGCGATCCGCGCTGGCGGCCAGGAGGTGATGTTCTATCCCCTTCAGCTGATGGAAATCCTGCCGGGCAACGGCAAGCCAGACCCCTGGGGCGGGTCCGAGCAGGCTGCCTTTCCCTGGCGCGGGCGCATCACGGCCGAGATCGCGCCGGGCCGGCCCGGCAGCCCCGACGGCACCGCCAGCAACCGCGCCGCGGTCGAGACATTCTTCGGCACGGTTACCGCGGCCGATTTCAACGTTGCGCCGGGCGCGGTCACCTATAATGGCCCCGACGAGTGGAGCTATTCGCGCTACATTCTGCACTCGGCCGCGCTATGCGCCGCGGCAGGCGGGGTCGACGCCTTCTGCATCGGCTCGGAACTGCGCGGGCTGACGCAGATGCGCGACGATCTGGGCTTTCCCTTCGTCGAGCGGCTGGTCTGGCTGGCGGCGCAGGTGCGCAGCCTCCTGCCCGACGCGGACCTCACCTACGCCGCCGACTGGTCGGAATATTTCGGCTACCAGCCTGCCGACGGGTCCGGTGACGTGTTCTTCCATCTCGACCCCGTCTGGGCCGATGGCAATATCGATTTCATCGGCATCGACAACTACATGCCGCTCTCGGACTGGCGCGACGGCAACGATCACGCCGATGCAGCCTGGCCTGCGGTACACGATCTGACCTACCTGCATGCCAATATCGAGGGCGGCGAGGGCTGGGACTGGTATTATGCCAGCGAAGAGGATCGCGCGGCGCAGATCCGCACGCCAATCACCGATGGCGCGGGCGGCACGCCCTGGATCTATCGCTACAAGGGCCTGCGTGACTGGTGGTCGAACCCGCATTTCGACCGGCAGGGCGGGACGATCAGCCCCGTGGCCAGCCCCTGGGTGCCCCAGTCCAAACCCATCCGCTTCACCGAGTTCGGCTGCGCCTCCATCGACAAGGGCACGAACCAGCCCAACAAGTTCCTCGACCCCAAAAGTTCCGAAAGCGCGGCGCCCTATTTTTCGACCGGCCAGCGGGACGACGCGATCCAGTCGCAATATCTGCGCGCGGTGCTGTCTTACTGGCTGGCACCTGGCCGGAACCCGGTCTCGAACGTCTACGGCGGGCCGATGCTCGACATGGCGCGGGCTCACGCCTGGGCCTGGGACGCGCGCAGCTGGCCGGTTTTCCCCCATGACCTCGAGCGTTGGAGTGACGGCACGAACTGGTTTTACGGCCACTGGCTGACCGGGCGGATGGACGGGGTGCCGCTGGATCTGCTGGTGGCGGAGATCTGCGAACGCGCGGGCCTCAAGTATTACGACGTCTCGCGGCTTCATGGTTTGGTGCGCGGCCACGTGATGGGCCAGACCGAAAGCGCGCGCGCCGCGTTGCAGCCACTGATGCTGGCCTACGGCTTCCACGCGGTCGAGCGCGAGGGCAAGCTGGTTTTCCTGCCGCTGCCGAAAACCCCGGTGACCACCGTGACCGAGCCGCTCTGCGCGCTGAACGAGGATGGCGGCTCGGGCATGACCTGCAGCCGCGCCGCGCGTGCCGAGACGATCGGGCGGCTTCGCGTGGGCTTTTCCGACGGTGAGGCGAGTTACGACGCGCGGGTGTCCGAGGCGGTGCATCCCGGCGACGCCTCGGCCAATGTCTCGGAGCTTGACCTGCCGCTTGGTCTGATTTCCTCGGAGGCGCTGGCCATCGCCGAGCGGCGGCTGGCCGAGGCGCGGGTGGCGCGCGACCGGCTGGCCTTCAGCCTGCCACCGTCGCAACGGGCGCTCGGCGCGGGCGACATGGTGGCGCTGGAGGACGGCTCCACCTGGCGCATCGACACGGTGACGGACC